AATGGATACCACAGACCCGTCTACGATTCGTGATTTAATGCAGATAGCTCCTACAGAGTTAGGATTTGCTGGAGAGCCAGCAGGTTTCAGGGGAACCGTCCCCGGTCAGGCTGCAGTCTCTCCACAAATGGCAGAACTTGAATCTGGGTCATTTCCACAGGCTGGTCTCGGAACTATGACAGATGTAGGTGGAATGCAAGGTGAGCTTGGAGCATTTGGAACTGGTGGTGGTAGCTTGAGAGAGGGGATTACAGGTCCGATAACAGATAGATGGTTAAGGTCACGAGACCCACAGTTTGAAGAGTTCTTTGACGAGTCAGTCAGAGGAACTCCTGCTGCTCAGGCTCCTGTTAATGAAGCAGCTGTAGCAGCCAATAAGAAATTAGCTCAGGTTACACAGGCAGTAATGGATAATCCTTCGTTTAAGAAAGGCAAAGGTACTAATGAAGAAGCTGAGGAAGTAGCCGTAAGAATTCTTGCAGAAGACCCACAGGGCGTTACATCCACAACTGCGGTAGAAAGAAAACTTAAAGAAGTTAGAGCTGTAGTATCTCCAAAAGAAGAAGTTACTCCTGCAAGGCCATCTGTAGTATCTCCTAAAGAAGAAGTAGAAGCTGTTAAAGCAGTAGAGGCCGTTAAACCTTTAACTGTTGCAGACCAGAGGAGAGCAGATGCAATAGCTGCTGCTGGACCGGGTGGTGGTTTTCCCGGTACTGGTGGGCCTCTTGATGAGCCTACAGTGGAACCAAGTACCAAGGAAGAAAAGGATGCGATACAGAAGGAAGCGGAGAGAAAATTACGAGAACAGAAAGCAGCGGATGCTGCTGCTGCTGCTGCTGGTTACGTAACGACTCCATCTACTACAACAGAAGTTATATCTGAAGCAGCGAAGAAAGAAGCGGATGCTGCTGCTGCTGGTAATGGTGCAAAATTTACTGGCTATCCTGTTAGTTCATCAGTAGATATAGACCCGACAACCAATCTGCCATTTGGTCAGGATACTGCTGCCGGGGCAAACCTTGCTGCCATTGGCGGTGCTGGTGGTCCTACCTCTCTGTGGCAGCAATCACTTAGCCCATTTGAACAGTGGCAACAGTGGCGTATGGCTCCGTATGGCGGTGCCACCCTTGGTGGCATGGCAAGAGGAATGCAGTCTTTAGGTGCCGGGTATCAACCTGCATACGGCAGATTCCTACTTGGCTCAGGTCAGGGTGGCTATGAAGGCGACCCAATGGATACAGGGGCTGCATTTAGGCAGTATCTTGAAGGTGACCGTAGGGGGCTAGGAGATGTTAGGTCATCTTACGGGTCTCTGGCAAAACACCTTGGTGGTTACGGAGGGACTGACTGGTCTAGCTTATCACCAGCGTGGTCGACTTTATTTGACCCCGGAAGCGAGAATTATAGGTCAAATATACTAAGCGCAAGTCAGGCTGCATTAGGTATGAGTCCCGGATTTGGTCAACAAGGTAGAAGTAGTTTAGGTAATATATACGATGTGATGCAGACTCAGTATGGCCCTGAGGGTGCTGGTAAGTTTTCAGAGTGGGTAAGTTCCGCTTATGCGTAGAGGATAGATATGGCGACTAATGGAAACCTAGCTTCATTTGACGACTATTTCCAGACCCAACTGGAGATGGAGCCTCAGACTGCATACATGGGTATGCTTGGCAGACAGCAGTTTGGCGGTACAAGACCTATGCAGCAGAGAGCCAGAGACTATTATGGTGGACAGTTCTCAGATGTCTATAACAGGTTTCTCGGAGTAAAAGGACAGGAGCTTCAAGATAGAACTGACCCCTCCAAGATGACCAGCTTTACAGATTATCTCGAACAGGCTGCTACAGAGAATCCGTATACACATAGATACGCAGCCCGGACACCACAGCAGAGAGGGGTATCAACTAGGCAGTTCTCTCCTAGTACTAGGTTCCTCCTCTATTAATGCCTCACGCTTGGTGGCACCAGTGGGGTGAACCTGAAACCCTGATGCAACGCAGGGACAGGGAACGCCGTGAACTTGAGCAACTTGCCCAAGAGCGGATGCAGTTTGCCCAGCAACCACAACAGCCTTCTGCTCCTCCTCCTGTTCCCGTACCCCAGCCACAGGCTCCACAAGACCCGTCCGTATGGAAGAAGTATCTATGGGACAGAGACCCTGAATCCAAGTTTTTCCCCGGACTGGGCACAGAACTTGGTCAGATAGCCTCATTACCACCTGTCGAGTGGGCACTATCTAAGGTAGGGGACGTACATGAGGGTGTTGCAAAGCCATTTGCCGGGGAGATAGCACGAACTATCCCCGTTAGACGGGAAGATACCGGAACTGGTCTCAACTGGGATGCTTTTGAGCAGTACGTAGACCCTGAATTTCCGGGTATCTCTGGACGCAGGGGAATAAGGGCTAATCCGATACTGGATAATCCTATAATCCGTGCTTTTGCAGCTCCTCTGGCAGAATGGACAGACAAACCTATATTGCCCCGTACCGATACTGTACGAGAGCAGCGTATCTCTGAAGAAGCAGCACGCAAAGAGGTAGAAACAGGAATACCAGCTACCCAGCGTGAGCGTAGAGAGATAAGCCAAGACTTATACAAGCTGCCTCCCGGTGTTCTTGGAACCCTAGAAGAGCTTCCTTGGTTTGCCCTGCCAGAAGCACGGGCAGTACAGGGATTATCCCGTGCTGCACGTACAGGTCAGGGACTCAGTACTACAGGCAGGCTTGGAAGGGCTGCTCCTGTAGCCCGTGGCGCACTACGAGCTACTGAGCTTGCATTAACTCCAATTGCCCGTATGGAACAGGCTCTTGCTGCAACTATCAAGGCACCATTTCAGTTAGTCGGGGCAGCTGGCCGTGGTGCCAGAAGCGCATTGTTATCTACTCCAGTATTAAACAGAAGACAGGTATCTGTTTTATCAGGAAGAATACTTAAACTTGCTAACGATATGATTGACGGTCTTGAGGTAGGTGGAGAGACACAGACCTTTACCCCGGCTCAGGCAGTAGGGCTATCGAATAACGTATTCCATAGATTTACAGGGATACGCAGTCAGTTCAGGATTCAGGACGGCCGTGCTGCATTGAATCCCAATGCTATAGTTCCTGACAGGGTTCGTGTAAGAGAGGTAGGTGACGTGGCAGCTGAGGTACTTGCCGAACCAGACGTACGTGTGACACCAGAACCTGTAACTGCACGCCGTGCAATCATGGGAGGAGATGTGCCAGAAGGTGAAGTAATACCATTTACTCCTCCTGAGCCTGCCCCTGTACCTACAGCAGCAGTGACAGAGGTACCAGTTCCTACTACAAGACTAGTAGAAGGATTTGCTGACGGAAATGTTGTACCTAGAACTCCTGAAGGTAATGCTCCCGAAGTTTTATATAGAGCTATGGATAGACAACAATATGATGATGCTGTAGAGCGAGGGGTACTTGAAGCAGCACCCGGAGGGGATAGAAGAATATATGCTGCTGGCGAACCTAGACTTCAATTTATAGATGACCCCTCTAGACCTGCTGTTCTAGTTGCAATTGATTATTCGGATGCTGATGGTTGGACAGCTAGATACGCATCAACTGCTGCTGATGGTACACAGGAAGTGTCAGCAGTAACTTCTAATCCTATTCCAATATCAAAAGTTTCAATAGTCGCTGAAGGTAACAACAGAAGACAATTAACAGACAATCTCAACGTATTACAACGTGGACTAGAACCGATACCTGCAGCAGCAGCCCCTGAAGCTCGTTTAACTGATGAGGAATTAGTTACACGTATTGCTGGAGATATAGAGGCTACCAGAATAAGAGAGAATGAAGAGCTTATAGAAAGAGTTGTTGCCGAGATAGACCCGGCACGACTTAATGATGAGGCACTGATATCTCGTCTGGTTCAGGAAATAGACCCTGCCCCGTTAACAGATGAGCAACTTCTGACACGTGTTGCGGAATCAATAGAGCCACCTGTACGTGCAGCAGAGCCACCACCGGGAACACAGATAGCAAGGGCTATTCCTCCAACACGTGCAGCGGAAGCAGCAATCACTGGTGTTGGCCCCACCGAGGCAGCGGTGCCATCGGTTCAGGAGTTTCAACCCAGTTCTTTTATTGAGCGTCGTCGTGAGCTTGGTGATGCTGGTCACGCTGCTATTGAAGAAGGAGCTGCATCAGGTATTCCACAGACCAATACTACAAAGTCTGGAATGGATGCTCCCAATGTAATAGCACGAAACATAAAGGACAGATTCCCGTTTTCTGCTGATACCTACGTCAAGATGATGTTTTCATGGTGGGATTCCACTTTCGGGTTACGGCTTCTGCAGGATAACTATTTCCGTTCCAAGCATCCCGGTGCCATATTCCGTGCTGGCAGTAAAGAGGATGTGATTTCTGGAATTGTTTTATCTGCTGGTGCGCCGTTACGTGGAGCAGCGAGATATACAAACTTCATCAGGTACGATATAGAACCTATACTCGCAAAGGGTGTTACTCAGGCACATATAGAAAGATATCTGCAGTTTAAACACTGGCCTTTTATCGAGGAAGGTGCAAGGCTACAGAAGAAGAAATTACCAGATATTATTGACCCGGTTACTGGAGAGAGAACATCATCTGAGAATCTTCTTAAATGGGATGACGAGTTAAGAGCTGAGTACACTAAAGAGCAGTACGACGCTCTTGTTGAGGGAGCAGAGAAGGCACGTGACCTTTACTCGGAGATGCGTATGCGTCTTCGTGATGAAGGTATTATCAGTCCAAAGGTTCATGATGAGTTAAAGGCCAAGTATCCGTGGTATAACCCTATCGAGTACATCGAATTTGCCGATGCAGAGGCAAGAGGGTTATCCAGTACTAATAGATTCAGCGTGGAATCTGACGGAATATATGCCTACAGTGAGAACCCTGAGGTAATGGGAGCGTTACCACCTCTTGGTGACACGATGCTGCGTAAGCTCATACAGACAGAACTACGTATTACCCGTAACGATGTGACCAAGAACGTGGTACGTATGGGAATAGCAGAAGAGATTGGCCTTAAAGATTTAAGCGATAAGTTCATAAGAAAGGCAATCCCGTATAACGAAGAGGCAGCGTCAGGATACTTCTCCTTCTACGAGGGTGGAGAAAGAATGGTCTACGGAGCTGCCGATGGTGGCCCGGTTCCCAAGTGGCTCTGGGATGCTGTTAACGGACGTTCAGGACTTTCCACACGTGGAGTAACTGAGGCACATAAGATATTTGCAGCAACAAACGGGTATTTTCGTTCTGTTCATACCACGTATAACCCTCTCTTCTTTACCAGAAATGCCCTTATAGACTCCTATACCGTGATGCTTCGTGCTGGTATAGGTCCACACAGAAGCATAATACGTATTATCCAGAGTCTGTATAAAGCTGCTATCAATGGTGAAGACAGACTTGCAGAGATGTCCCAGTACATGGGTGGCTATCAGGCTCGGTATTTTGAGGTTAATGCTGCATATAAACGTATACAGAGAGAACTACAGGAAGCAGGTCATGTTGATAATGCCCGTGTTATTGATGACCCGACAGGAAAGAAACTAGATAAAGCATTACGGGATAGTGTGAGAGATGGAACTATCCGTAACTTTGGACGTAAGTTAAGGCGTGCAATACCTGCTACTGGTGAGGCTATCGAGCAGGCTCCACGATTAAAGGTATTTGAGAAATCCCTTAAGAAGCTGATAGGAAAACAGGAATACGATAGGTTAATGAATCTGTCCCGTGAGGATTTCCAGAGGGAAATGCTGGATAGCTGGGTGCCACGATTTGATGTGGATGGCAGTGTTATCGACAATCCACAGTCACGTGGGTTTGGGCTTGCTGATTCTTCCGAAGGAAGACATTCAGCACATAATGGTATAGAGGCAACGATTAACTTTGGTCGTGGCGGTGACCAAGTTAGGTATTTTAATAACTATTTCTTATTTCTAAATGCTGCTGCGGAAGGTTTCAAGTTACCGTGGCGAGCTTTAGGGATTAATCTACATCCAGAGATACGGCCTGTCCGTAATCCAGTACGTGGTGGCCCACAGTTTGAATGGGGTTCGATAAGTGAGCAGGTTAAAAACTATGTACCTAGCAGTCGGTGGCTTCCCGAAGGAATAAGAGGTACACCGAAGGGCGTTACATCTAAATACATGGATGTGGCTACTGGTGGACCTATGGCTGCTGCATTCCGCATATCTATGGCGATGATGACTTACTGGACCATATTAAATCACTGGAATAAGCGTGAGAAGTATAACGATATTCCTCTTTTCTATGATGTCCCAAAGTACATCAGGTATAACGCCATGATTTTTATGCTTCATGCAGAAAGGGATGAGAATGGAGACTACATATTAGACCCACGAACAAATCGTCCTACTCCAAGATACATAGTCATTCCTCATAAGTTACGGGAATGGAATATGTTAATGCAGAATATAACTTTACTGGATGAGATTACAGATGAAGAGGTTCCTTTTGATAAAGAACAGTTGGCTATAGAAGTGTTCAAAAGCACATCTCCTATCAGTGATATTCCATCACCAGAAATACTTAAATCTTTTGGTGAAGAGATATTTGGATATGACACATGGAGACGGGCACCTATCGTAGACCCTGATTTAGAAGGCAGGGAACTTGAAGAGCAGTATATTCCGACTACATCAGAAACTGCACGTAGGATGGCAGGGCTGGGAGAGTATGCTTCAGAAAATATACCTATGCCGGAGTTTGTGGACAATATAATAGGAAGTCCTCAGAGGGTTAACCATCTATATGAGAGTTTCTTTGGTGGGGCTGGTCGTCTGGTAACCTCTGGTGCCGATTCTGTGATGCACATTATAGATGACCTCTGGAAACTCAATGACCGTCCGATGGAACAGAAGGTTGCTGACTATCGTGAGATGGACAGGGTATCCCGTAATGAGTTTCGTACTGCTTTAACAGAAGAAGAATACGAAGAGTTTGACCGTGAGTTACGTATGCCCCGTAAGGAGATTCCTTTCTGGGATGCGATGCTTAATTCCTTTGCCCCTGCCAGAGGGGGAGGATTACGTGAGACAGCACGTGCAGAGACTGAACGGCTCTTTGGTGGTCAGGTATCTGAAGAAGATGTAAGAAATGCAGGAAGGACTACCAGTCGTGTAAGACAAGCTCTTACCATAGAACAGGTAGAGAACGATAACAAGCTGGAGAACTGGACAAGGGGAGCTAGGACAAATGTTTTATCTCCTAGTGAATGGCGTGCAAAGAAGTCAGAAAAATGGGCTAAGTTTGAAGGCGCAGAGCTAGCCATATCAAAGATTTACCATCGGTCAATACAGAATCAGTCACCTGAAGTAAGAGATGCGTATTACGATTCTCTTTATACCGCAGCAGGCAAGATGGAGGATATGAGGGTAGGTGTGGATTTACTGCTTGCCGGGTACTACGCTATCGAACCCGTAAGCGATGACCCTGACAATATAGAATGGAGTAATTTCTTTGAGGCAAGAAGAGAGTACGTAGAAAATATACGGGTATCTTCTGAAGCTGCCAGAGATACAACCCATGCCGATTTTATGCGTGCCTTAAGTGCTAACGATACTCCACGGGAAAAAGCATACGACGAGTCCAGAGCATTAATGGGGCCATACTGGGACATAGGAAGAGACATTAACCAGCTGGCACCTAATGCAACGCAAACCATGCCCCAGATAGCCCAGAAGTGGAACGAGTACCTTAGTTTTGACAGGGGTAGAAAGCAGCAGATGTACGATTCTGACAGGCAGATTCAAACCCTTGTTAAAAGAAGGTCTGATTTAAGAAAACAGCATGTTATCCAGAGTGCCCAGACAGAAGGTTATCCCTATCTGGATATGGCCCTTGTTTTCTGGTACGGAGATTTCTATCAGCCTGTAACTGATATAGGAAAGCGTTATCATAATAGGATGTATCGAACTGGTGAAGGTGGATATATGCCACATCAACCATCGGGAACCCGTTGACAGTAGGGTATACTAAGGTTATTTTAAGTCGAGGTAATTATGGTTAATCAGGCAGAACAACCAGATACAACACAGGCACCAGCCCCGGAAACGGGTGATTCAACTACGGATATCACCTCTGAATTTGAAGGGGTTAATACCTTTGAGGATACTGATACATCACCTGATGTAGATACTCCTGTATCTGAGGCTCCTGATACACCAGCAGAGGCTTCTGATACACCTGTTGCTCCTGTTGCCGAAGCTCCTCCCGTACAGGAGCCTGCTCCAGAGCCATCCCCTGATATGGATGAGCTGCAGAGAAGGTTACAAACGGTAGAGCAACAGAACCAGCAGTACCAGCAGGGTCAGTTGCAGGCACAGTGGCAGCAACAGGCTGCACAGGTACAGCATAATCTGGAACAACAGGGCTACTTACCAGACCAAGCGCAGCAGATGACGCAATCTTGGATGGCACAGCAGAATCAGGCGTTTCAGACACAACAGAATCACCAGCAAGAGTTACAGTACATTCAGGGTCAGTCTAACGCAGCGGAACATTTCGCTACGAAATACGACCTGAAGATGACTGACCTTGCCAGATTAAAGCAGTATGATAACCCTCAGAGCATGGAAGACGCTGCAAAAGACATCAAGGCTCGAAGAGACCTTGAAAATGAACTCGCTACGCTGAAGGCTGAACGAGTTCCGTCGCAGAGTTTTGACGATAGTCAAAGTTCTCCGGCTGCTTCCACCGATGAGGATAGATGGCTTGAGAGATACAATCAAGGTGACAGGTCTGCTCAAGCACAATCAGCAGCACGAAGGGCTGCTGGGCTAGGATAAACCCAAGTAATTAAGGAGGTCTGTCATGGCACAGACAGCAACAACGGGCAATCTTGAAAATGCCCAGCGCATAATCATTAGTTCGGCCCGGTACACAGAAGAGCATAATGCTCCTGCCGTAGCACTCACTGAGCAGTTTAAGCTGCCCAAGGGAGCCAAGCAGGTAACCGTTCCCAAGGTTGGGACGATGACGATGAGTGACCTAGTAGATGGTCAGGACATAGTAGACGAGGAAGAAATCGGGATGACAACCGTTGACCTTACCGCAGCAGAAGTTGGTGCGAAGGTTATCCTCACCGATAAGCTCGTCAGGCAGTCCGCACCTAATGTCTTCTCCATCATAGGAAGACAGCTTGGTGATGGCATGGCACGAAAGAAAGACGGAGATATTCTTGCTCTCTATACGAACCTTAATGAGGGCACTCTTCTTGGTGGTACGGGGCCAACATACATGAAAGCCTCTAACCTGCAGGGCATTATTGCCTATGCCAAGGCCAATAAGTTTGGTAGCCAGCTCTACATACTCCACCATCCTAATGCGGTGGCATATCTATCTAAAGAAACTGCGGTTGTAGCATCTGCTGGTTCTAACTCTGTTCCAGAGGGATGGTCTGCAGACTTGCTTTCAAACTTCTGGAGTGGGTTGAGGCCCATGAATAACGTCCCTATATTTGAGGACGGTAATATTACAGAAGACAGTGGTAATGATGGTATTGGAGTTATAGCTGACAAGTCCGCTATGGCTACGCTTACGAGCGTGGATACACGGACAGAGAGACAGAGAGATGCTTCTCTCAGGGCTACAGAAGTTGTAATGACTGCTGACTACGGTGTATTTGAACTTGATGATACCCGTGGCGCAGGTGTTAAGTTTGATATATCTGCTTTGTCTACTGCTAACTAGGAGTAGTACGTGGTAACGAACATAACTGAGCGAAATAAGCTGAAACAGGAACTGGCAGGTCTGGGCTATTCCATGTCGTATATAGACGAATGGCAACCCAAGACTACCCTGTACCGACACACTCCTTCATATAATGTGGATGGTGCCTTACAGGATACAGTGGGTACATCAGTATCTAATGTTCCCGGTAATCCTGATTACATTAAGCGGAAGGCTCAGATAGGTTTGTTCACATGGAAGCCCAATGAAGGGTGTGAGTGTCGGTGGTGTAGAGAGACTGACTGGAAGAGCATGGAGCCGACAACGGCTAAAGGGTTCTGTGATGCTTGTGGCTTTGAGGCAGAGGCCAAGAACAGCGCAGGAGTATCTTCCAAGCTGACTTTCCATAAACGGGCACAGCACCCAGATGTATAATAGAGTCCTGAGAGTTGTAACGATTGACCGTGGCTCTCAGGATTCTCTAAATAATTAACGGTTGGTCGCAGGGGTTAGCCCTGTAATAAGTAACCTTTAAGGAGGTTAGATATGTCTTTTCCACAAACAATAATGGGAAAATATGGATGGGAAAAAGTAACTACTACTGCCCAAAAACAGAAAGTAGGTACTCGTATGCAGATTGGCGAAAGAGATTTTATGTACGTTAAAACTGGTGAAGCAGTAACTGCTGGGCTACTTGTTATGCAACAGGTTGGCGATACTGCCGATGACCTTGACTTAACTACATCGGCAGACATATCTGCTGGTGATACTACAATGACTCTTTCAACTTCTTTAACTCTTACTAAAGACCAGTACAAAGACGGATGGCTTATCTTCAATGACATTGGAGAAGAAGGTCATATGTACAGAATCAAAGGTAATACTGCTGTGAGCAGTGCTGCTGGGGCGGTAATTACTATAGATGAAGAAGATGGTTTTCACGCAGCAATTTCTAGTGGTGCTTCAGCCATCCAATGTGGACTAACTGCTAATCCGTACAGTGCAGTTGAGATTTATGATTACAACGGAATAGAAGGTGCCCCTCTTGGTTGGTCATGTGTTGATATAGCTTCAGGCTCTTACGGCTGGATTTGTGTTGGAGGTCCAACTCTTGCACTTATTACAGGTACTCCTGACGAGGGAGTAGCTTTAGTTGCATCTAAAAATACTCGTGATGGTGGAGTTGAGGTTCTGGATTCTGATGATGACGGAGAAGGAACCATAGTTGCGTACATGGGCAACTCAACTGGAGTTGACGGAGAATACGCACTTATAATGACAAACATTAGGTAATGCAGCCTTTAGAACTTTGGACACCTCAAGGCTCCACGTATGTAGGCGGTGAAGACACTGGCTACAACGGTGAGACCGGGGTGTCCATTGTTGTGCATACGTTCCAGTTCCATGACCCCGTGACAGGTAGGTCACAGGTGGTTAAGATACCTGCAGACCCAGATATTTCTCAGGCGCACATTGAGGATATGGCAGCTCAGGCTCTGGAGACCTTCTTAATTG